TTTGCACGATGACATTTGTCAATGCAGACGCATTGTAATTATAAACGGCCACGGCCATAGCCACATATCCTCTCGGTACGTCGATCCGTTTATTGGCTGTTCCTTCGGCAATATCGGTAAAGAATATACCGCTGTCTATGACTATTTCGCCTTGATTCGGGACACTTTGATACGACAGTTCTGCCGTGCCGCCCGTTGCGGTCGGAACATACGGCAGATCGAGGCCCGCGCCCGACGTGTCGCGCCACTTGTCTGCCAACAAACCGGCGGCGATGTATTCGGCGACCAGTCCGGTGCGCATCTCACCCGACAGAGGCAGCATGTACCGTTCGGGCTCACCGCCGTTCCACAGCGTGGCGACCTCCGAGGCCGTAAGGGCGTAGTTGAAGATGCGATGAAAACGGACAATTCCTTTGAAAATGTAAGCCGAGGTAAGCCGGCCGACGATATACACATTCGCATTTTGATAATTGGGAAAAACAGATGTCTGATTTGTCAGGACTCCATTTACATATACTTTCCCCGTTGTATTCGCAACATCCACCGACAGTAGCACATGGTATGATGTTTCAGGAGACACCCGACCCGCATTCATTAACTGTGACCCTATGTACGCATACATCGATCCATTAGAGACGAACAGTTGAACGTTGCTTTGGGAGCCCCTTGCAGTCGTAAATAGCCTTTGATCCGTAGTTACGTCATCTCCTGTCGTGAAACACATTTCATGTGTCCGATCCCCTTCGAACAACAATGCCGGAGCGTCTGACGAAAAATATCCATCCGAGGTATTTACGCCCGTCTGACGCCCCTGCAAAGGGGCTATCTGCGACGACTCGACGAAGCCCGTCGTGGGGTCGAGGTCGGCTTTGCCGGCGAGTGCATCGGGAATATCCGATACGGACACAGAGGTACGCATCGCCGAAAAGGTGCCTCCTGACTCTGTAATGGTCAATGCAATGTATTCCCCCGAAGATATATATTCGATTTCGAGTGTTATTTTCAGTGGCAGACCAACACTCCTATTTACATCTACTATCACAGGAATAGATGCACTCCTGTTCGCCGCAGCGGGATCGGTCGACACAACGACGATACAGTTTCGCCTGAGCAACTTCGAGCATAACTTGCTGAATGCGTCTACACCCCCGACGGCCGCACTGATCTCTTCGCTCGTACTGTCGCTATCGATGCCAAGATAACCGGAGGGAAGGGCCGTGTTATTGAGCAGATCGGCCCACTCCATCGATGATGCCGTATACGGCAGTCTCGATAAGGTAAATGTTTCCGATGTCAACGTAAGACTGGACGGGAGCACGTATGTCTGCGATGCATAATATCCGATGACGGCCTTCGTATCGGCATGCACTCCATATCCTGACGGTACGAGGTATTGTCCTCCGTTATCGGGAATCCTGACAACAGGTACCGTGTGAATCGGATCCGCAACGATCCGATCGTATGCTGCCGCGATTTCAGAGGCAGACATATCGGGCAGATAGCTGTCGTCTATGGGGCCGGCTTTGGTCAACAACACCACAGGGGTTGTGTTCCCCAGAAACTCGGCGATCTGGTCGAGCGTGGCGAAGGTGGACATGCTATCCCCGTCCTGAATCTCCAACGCAACCGCACCGTTCAGGGTCTGAGCTTGCTGTAAGTCTTTGATCTTATAATTTGCCATAGTGTCATTCGGTTTTGGGTAGATCGCCCAGACGCAGGAAATCGTGTACGTTGGACGGATGTTGTCTGAGATGATGCCGAGCCGCTGCGGCCGTCAGATTCAAGTGTGTGTAGAGTTTTCCGCGATAGCGGATCACGACGCCGGATTTGAGCATGTAACCGCCGTTTGCGCCTTTCTGCTCCTTCCGCAAATAGGAGGCGATCATCGCGGCCGCATCACGGAACCGGTTGGGACACCGGCCGCTGAAATCGGAAAGCATCGGACGCCCGAACACTTCCCGATAATCCGATTCGATCCGCTTCTTCTCTTCCATGCACAGAGAGGTGCCCGATGCGCACCTCTCCATGTACCAGTCCAACGGTTGCATACCCCCCCCTACTCGGCCGGAGTACACAATGCTTCCAGCGCGGCGCGAGAAGCGTCGATACCGCCGGCGTCGAAGAAGATCTGCGGCGTCGGTGCGTTCTGCTCGATCAGGTCGCCGCCCCAACCTCCGTTGTAGCCGTCGCCGTACTTGTCGAGCGTCACGTTCTGCATCGATGCGCCCTGTTCGTAGCCGATCACACAGAACGCCTGGCTGCCGTCCGCACCCTTCGCCTTGTTCTCGTAGACAGCGACCCAGTCCTCGTTCTTGAACGCCTCAATGTTCTGCGAGTTCGCGGGGCTGTCGGCCAGCATACGCAGCGGCAGCGTCTTGTTGATGGCGATGCCGATTTCGGCGTTCTGATCCTCGTAGATCAGTCCGTTGTAGGGCGTTTTGGAGGGAATCGAGAACCGATAGGCCCTCTTGCCGGATTTGAGTGCGATCTTGGTGATCTTCGGTTTGGTGTATTTCGTCGCCGATTCGTCCAGATCGGACTTTTTGATAAGATAGGCAATCTTCTCGACGCCCACCCCATAGACCGTGTTGCAATCTTGCAGGATATCGCCTGCCAGATCATTGATACATTCTGCCATTGTTTTTTTAATTTATTATAAAAGGGTTAATTCGTGTTTGAAGCAAATATAGGATACGCAGGAAGGGTTCCTCCGAACTTTTCGCTGTTTTTTTACCTTTTGCGTCCGGCGTAGCGCGCCGTCTCATCCTGCACCTTGACCCGCCGCTGACCGTTGTTTATATCCCTGACCGTCACGACAGGGTTCGGAAGCCGGCGCATCACGCGCTCGAACATCTGTTCCATCTCACGCATTCCGCCTGCTCTTCTCTCTGGTAAATGCGATGTCGGAATGGCGTTGCCGCCGCTCGACACGTTCATCATCGAGAGCACCGGCCCCCAATCCACGACCGCACGGGCCGTCATCACGGCCTCGCCGTTGGACAGCCGCGCAGGGATGCTGTCGCTCGTACCCGTGCCGGGGCCGGTCACAAGACCGCCGCGGGCATAGTGGTATTTCGCGCCCTCCTCGGCCGCAGTACTATTCAACGACTTTATTTGAGATATAATGGTTGTAATTGTCGATATGGCGGCGACAGCACCCGCAATACCGTCCCAAACAGTTGCACTGGATGAAAAAGCCTTGCTTAACGCTGCACCCATTGACGCGATAGCCTGTGCGATACCTAACACTGCAACAACCGGCGCGCCTGCACCGGCCTCTTCCGCCAAACCGGCCAGTGCTCCCGCGAGATCGCTGGCTGTTTGGAAACTCATTTGCATGCTCTGCGCCTCTTTTTGGGCGCCTTTATTCATTTCGTCATGCAGGCGAATGAGCATTTCAAGCCGGCGGTTGTCTATTTCGATAGCCGAATCCCCCATTGCTCGGTATGCTGCGGCATACGAATCGAATTCGGCCAACTGTTCCCGAAGAATGGCAACGGTTTCATTCTGCGCGGCCTCATCTCCGCCTGTGGCCTGCGCATTCAGAATCCGATTCCGGTATTCGGACTGTTTCTGATTATATTGGGATATGAACTCGGCCGATACCTCCTTGTCCATCTGCGACAGGATTTTTTCGAAATCACCCATCACGTCAATACCCGTCTTACGAATGATTTCCCGTTGCTCGTCAACCCATTTTTGAAGTTCCTGTTTGCTGCGGGCATAATACCCCTCCATCATTCGTTCTGCTTTTTTTACGCCGGATTCATCGGCATACGGGTCGTCGTTCGCCGATTTTGAACTTTTCTCAGATTCTTTTATTCCCGCTCTGTCGAGGATTGATTTTGCATCCGCATTTCGTGCAACAGTCAATTGCGTGAATGCCGATGCTTCCGCTTCGAGGGCTTCGACCTCGGCTAATATTTCCTTCTTCTCGTCTTCGGTATATGCTCTACGACGATATTCATAACTGGTATCTCCATACTCATCTATTCCTGCGTAGACTATTTCACCTGTACCTCTTTTTATCTTGTCTTCCGCTTTTTGTCGGGCAATCAACGCATCTTTGTACTTTTGAGTTGCCAATTCGTTCGCAGCATTAGCTTGCGCGCGCAGATTCATTGCTTCGATAAACGCATCCGTATTCTGAATAAACAGATTATCGGCGTCCGCAACCGTTGTTATAGCTACTCCCAACTTATCGAACGCCTCTCGGTTGTTTTTGACAAACTCTGTTTTTGCTTTGAGATCATCTCCCAATTGATTCCATTGCAGCTGCAAGGTCCTGAGTTGGGCAACCTGATCGCCATAACTGCCGGAAGATTCTGCCATTTGCTTATTCACCTCTGCCTGGGCTTCCGCCATTGTCATGGCGGCCTCTCGCCCCTTGAACAGATTCCCGATCCAGCTGACAATATCCTTCCCATATACCGTGAGCAAGGTAATGCCGACGGATATAAGGCTGTTCCAGCTGAACACAGCAGCTCCCAGCTGTTTGAGGATCGGTACTCCCTGCTTACCCTCCTTCATGGCCAATTTATTGGCCGCACGAAGTTTGTTGATCTCGTCGACAAGCATCGGGATATTGTTCGAGATGGCGAGGAAAAACATATTCGCTCCCATTGTGGCCGACGGCAACTCGCGAACGATCTGCGACACCGATACATTCAGCCCGTTGAATGCCGACTGGTAATTACCTACATTCGAACGGAAATTCCCCAGCCGTTGTTCGGCCGCACTGACTTGCGCCTGCATCTTGGATATTCGCTCCGCTATCCCATTGCCTACGGAACCCTCTCGATCGGCGGCCGACAGTGCATTATACTGTGCCGTAAGATCGCGAACGGATTTACGCAGCCCATTTACCGAACCTTCGAGATTCTTCTCCTCTTTGATGTTGTCCTGAATCTCGCGTGAGTATAATCGCATCGCCGATTGGAGCGCCTTTACCTCTTCCCTGTTCGCAACCAACTCTTGCGTCGTTTGGGCTACCTGTTCATTATAGGCCTCCTCGTCGATCGTTCCGGCTTTGCGTGCGGCTTTAAGTCCCTTCAAACCGGACTTCAATTCGGAGATTCGGTCATTGAGCGTATCGATACGTTTAGCCGATTCGGACATTCCCTTGATCAAATCCGAGTATTTTACGCGGATATTGATAATTTTATCAATGTTTTCCATTTTGACAAGTTGTTTTATTTTTCATATCTTTGTTTTTAACCAAATCTCAAATCATCATGACAGGCATCTATGCAATCATCGGAATCGTAATGCTGGTATTCGGCATTCTGCAAATCGTTCTTTTCTTCAAACTCTGGGGAATGACGAACGATGTAGGTCAAATCAAGGGTTTACTGTCTAATCTTTCAACTCAAAAAGCCACCGCTGCAATGAGTTCTCATGATTTAGAGCAAACATCGCCCGAACAAAAAACCGAACAAAAAGTTGTCGGGAAATGGCCTGTGGGAACTCTTGTTGTTCATACGGCTACGTGGCAACAGATGCGCATCAAGGAAATCACGCCCGACCATAAATATGTGTGTACACAAGGTAATCTTGTTAGGGGCCCATATACAGAAGGATGTTTGATGTCATATGAAGACTACGTTACTACCATTTTAAGTAAAAACAACTCCAGCGGCTCCATAGTAGGCATTGTGATTGCTCTTATCTGTATTTTAATCATCGCTATTCTATTTTTTACAGCTTGATCAATTTGCACTCGCATATACCGTCCTCGCCGGTGGTGACGGAGTAGATGGCGAAATAGCATCCGTAGACATCGAGGTAAACCCGCCGCGTATAGTCGAGATTGCAGATGTCGGCCACGGTCAGTTTGACGTAGACCGTAATCATGCGGAACTTTTTCAGTATCCGCTGGTAGTCTGCATACCGTTTCGCCACGATACCCTCCGACCCGCCGAAATACATCGTGCGGGGGAAGTATCCGTATTCGAAATGCGCCAAACCGTCGGATGTCGTTATATTCAAGGCGAGAATCCGAGGTGAAGGCTCGTTATAGGTTACATCGGTGGTATTTCCGTCTTTATCCTTTTTGACATCGTAGCATGGAACTACGGCAAATGTCGTCTTGTCGTGGATGCTGTCGGTATTGTTGATGAAACGATTGGCCGAAGCCGAGAAATTCAATGATACCAATTCGTTCTCCAGCTCGATGTTCTCGTTGTCGATGGAGATGATACCCTGCGTGTTCAACATCTCGGCGTCCTCGTCGTTGTCGTAGTCGAGCGTGTTGGTCTGGGCATAATCCCCCATCGTGAACTCCGTCCCCTCCGGCCGCCAGATTTCGCCCCGATCGTTCAGAATCACTTTGCGGCTCCAATCCTGAATCGTTGCGTCGAGATGACTGTCGACGATTCGTCTGTCGGTCTGCGTGTTCGGCGTCCGGTTGTCTCCCGAGCCGACGATGCGGTAATCGTAGTCGATCGTCTCCGTCGAATTATAGAACTGATCGGGCGACATCATGCGGATCGTATTGCTATCCGAACTGTCCGGATAGGCGAAAAGTCCGGCCATTGTCATCAATGCCGACAGGAACTCCGCGTGCGTCATATCCGGCAGGTTCTCGGCAATCGGAAACGGAGAGGGAAACGATATATCGTCGAAATGGGGCGTAATGATGAACCGGGCCGAAACGAGAGTTTGATCGCCACCGTTCGTAACGAAATTTTCCAAACTCCACCAGATCACATTGTATTCCTCGACGTCGACTTCTTCCTTGTTGAATATATCCGACAAGGCGAAAACAACTCCGTTACCTATTCCGCTTCCCGAATCATAAACTGACAGCAACACCTGCTCTGTGCCATCTGTTTTGCGGCCGGCAAGACGCAATTCGACCGGTTTCGTCGCATCCTGTCGATGTCCGTTAAAAACAATAGGCTCCCCGTCATAACTAAGTATCGACACGTCTACTACTTTTGTATTGGCAATATAGAACTCTTTATATTCTTTCACCTCCGAAGGCAAGCCCTTATTTATTACATCTTCGACAACAATCCCTCTCTTATCCCATACCGTATTATCCTTTTGATAAAACAGCGGATAATATCCATTATCGCTATTCGTAAAATAGGCGGAACTTGCCTCGAACCGATCCGAGTACCAGCTATCCGGCCCTGAGTTTTTCGACACGAGCGGAATTAACAAATCATGACCGTCTATTCGACTTAGTGCAGTTTTGTCTTCTATTATAATTCCGTGGTACCGTTCTATTGCGTTTAATACGGCTTCCACGTAGATAGACGGATGCGTATATTTCCAGTATTGGCGGCTTTCTCCGGGTATGTACCAGTTACCGGAAGAGTCTTTTGCATATTCGATAAGCGATGCGCCGAAATCAACTGCGATAAAACCGGTATACGGAGAAACCGGGCTATTCCTAAGTAAATAGCTTGTATCTTCGTTCCACTCGACATAATCCGCTCCTGCCACCTCGATGATCTGCTCGCGCAGATCGCGCAGCGAAGCGTCGAACAACGGCTGGAAGTTGTCGATGTTGCCCCACACGAGTGTGATGTTGATCGTGTCGGTTACGTCCGTAACCATCGCATACCCCCGCGTGAAGACCGGAAAGCCGCCGAGGTAGTACGCTGCCGAATGCTTCCCGTATACCGCCGAATCGTCCAAGATGTCGATGCGGTCGATCAGACCGAAGGCCTTGCGGTTGCGGGGCGTCAGCGGCAGATTGATCTCCGCGCTGCGGTTGCTCTGGATCACGTCGAGATCGTTGAAGACCGGCGACTGGAAGATCAGCGACGGCGTATCTTCCAGATCGCACAACTGACCGTTTATGTAGAGCTCCTTCGTCATAGCGTCAAGTGCTTTATCGAAAGTTCTACCACGCAGTCCTGCATGCAGGCATTCGTCCGCGAGATGTCGCCGTCTTCGACATAGGCGTCGATCCACACCTTCCGCCGGGCGTCGTACAGCTGCACCTCCCGTCCGGAGAGAATCGATGCGCACAGGTCGAACAGTTCACGGTCGACCAGTCCGCTATGGAGCGTATGGGTCGTGGTCGCCGTGATCGTGCGGTGGCGTTCGGGTGTCAGTTTCTCGGAGAGCGTTTCGAAGGTCTCGTCTTCGGATACGTCGTCGACGCGCTCGGTCGGATGCCAGAGAAAGTAACGCATCAATCCCGTTGCATCGCGCCAGCGCACGAACGATCCGCTGTCGCAAGGATTCACCACGACCGTCAGACGCGCGCTCTTCACGGCGCCGGTCGTGCCGCCCGTCGAGACGATCAACTGCCGCTCGCCGCCTCCGAATTCGCGGAAGAAGGTCATCGGAAGGGAGAACACGGGATCGACACGCGAATAGACCTCCCGCCGGCCGCTGTCGGCATCGGTGAAAGCGAAGTCCTGCATGGCGCCCGTATAGGAGTTGACGAGGATCTGCTCGCTGTAATCGAACGCCGGAAAGACCACGATCTTCGACGGCTGGGGCCAGCTGATCGGGGTATCGGCCTGCGCATTGTTCGTCATCGCGCGCGCCGACGCCCCTTTGAGCAGATAGAGCGGCGACGAGGCAATCGCCTGCCCGTCTACTTCGAGGCTGATCGTCGTTTGCGCATTCCCGTCCTGTGCGATGATTTCGAACAGATCGTCCATCGGGAATACGGCCGAACCGTTGATGATCGAACGCTCCAACGTATAGCCGCCGACTTTGACAACGGCCGCATTGTATGTCGGCGCTTCGCTGACTCCGACCGTATTGTAGTTTCTCGCCAGCGAAATGGCGGGTGTTAATCTATATTTAGGCATAATCACTGATTGTTTCATTCAACATCGTAAACACGCTGCGGTCGAGCTGCTCGGAGAGTTGCCGGTCGATGTCGTCCACGGCCGGCTGCAACAGGTCGAACAGAATCTCCGTACCGCCGCCCTCGCGGTAGAGCACCGTGCCCTTGCTCCATACGTTCGCCGCCACGGCGTAGGCGTCGATCTCCTCGATGCCGTAGAGCCCCTCTTTGGCCTGCGCCCATCGTTCGATCGCAAGGAGAAAAGCATCGAAGGAGGCGTATTGCGCCTGCACATCGCCCGCAGAACGTCCCTCGTCGACGCCGGCGATCCCCTGCCGGCCGACGAACGCCGCTTCGAAACCGTCGTCGTTCTGTTCGACCTGCGTTTGGAGCGATGCCGCCGTAGCACCCGTGGCCCACTCCGGCACGCCGAGGCTGTTGACCCGCTTTCCGCTGCTGCCCGTCTTCGTTTGCAGATTCGCCACGACCTGCGTGCGCAGCGTATCGAACCGCGCTTCGCACACCTCGATGAATCGCTGCGGATCGAAATAGCGCAGTATCTTGTCGATCCTATCCATTGTTGCAGGTCGAATAGGTCATCGTCGCCTCGCATTCGACTCCGCAGACCAGCTGATCGAATCGGGCGGCGAACGGGGTGATCTTCGTGACCTGCACCTCGACTCCCCGATCCCGCAATGCCTCGAAAAACTCCGCCGAGCGGTCGATCATCTCCTCGACGATCGGCATGACCTGCGTCGCGGTATCGGGTTCCGCTTCGCCGAGGTCGCCGCAGAAGAGGAACTTCGAGGCGCGCTTGTAGACGCCATCGAGATCCGTCGGCGTGATCGTCTCGAAGAATTGCCGCACGACGACCGGATACTCCGTGATCGTCCCCAGGATGTAGTTCGTCTCTTTAAGGCGGGCATAGATATACGAACCGAAGCCGCACGCCCCGGCGGCCTTGTCGATATGGTCGTTCAGCGAGTTTATCTTCACTCCCACGATACGGCGGGCCGGCGGCGTCTGCCCGACGACCCTGTACTCGTATTCCTTGTTGTCGGTCATCTTCTTTTGATTTTAGAGGTTTGTATCCTGCTGAGATTGCGCTGCTCGATCACGTCGTTCGTCGTCGACTCGAAGGCTTCGTAGACGACGCTCCACTCCATGCCGTAGACCGACGCGGGCGATACGGCGCCGTTCATGATCTGCACGTACTTGCGCACCACGGCGGCGATGCCTCGGTCGGGGCGGTCGATCTGCGCCTGCCGCTCCTCGTCGGTCGGTTCGATTTTCAGATCGGCGAATCTCTTCGAGATGGCCGCGAGCGTGTCCATGCAGTGCAGAAAGTAGCGGTACGCACGGATGAACCGCAAATCCGCGACCTTCTCTTTCGGGATGCCGAGCATTTGCGACAACACGTTGACGAAGTAATCGGTGGAGCGATTCGTCTCGTTCAGCACCGCCAGATCGCGCATCGTCATGTGCTTCGGATCGCGGGCCGCAATACGCCTGTCCGGCAGCCACCGCCGATGCAGTACGCAGCATTCCGGTTCCGCCCGTCTCTTGATCTCTTCTGCAAACCGACGGCTTTCGAGGTTGAACAATGCCGCCCTGCCGATGATGATGTCCCGAACGGTGTCGGTCGATTTGACGATCATAATCCGAATAAGTTTGCGGGTTCGAAAATTGCCGAACAATAGTCCGGCACGGCCCCCAGTTCGACGAGCTTCGGCCGCAGAGCGCAGCATTGGCGCACCATATCGTTCCAAACCTCTACGGCGCGGATGCGCGGACTCGCTTCGTCCGAATATTCCCCACGCTGCACCTTCTCGCCGGCCGGTGTGCCGACCGTAGTATGCGTGCGCAGCCAGTAGAAATAGACATAGTTCGCAATGGGCGAGGTCTTGACCGCTTCGTTTCTGAGCAGCGCAACGATCTGCGGATTCTCCTCCGCCGTCTCTGCCAGTGCCTCACCCAACAGATTGCGGAGGAATCTCGGCTCGTAAATGGCGATGTAGGAGTTCGCCGAATCGATGAGTGCCTGAGCGAGCGCCGTCGGCTTGTCGTCCTTCCGATTGGCGATGCCGGAGATGTAGATCGGATCCTTTTCGAAATAGGTGTTGTCGATAATCATGGGAAATGTATTTAGCGGGCGCAGGGGCGATCAAACCCCTGCGTCCTGAAATTACTTCACCCGTTTCTCGGTGGCGCGGCCCAACTTGATGAGCGTCTTGGCATGTACGGGATGCACCTCATAGGCTTTGCCCTTCTCCAGCGTATTGCCGGGGCCGCCGGTTCCGTAGACCGTCACGCGATCGTTGAAGTCCACATTGGTCTTTTCTTCTTTCGTTTCCATATTCTTTTTCGTTTAACGTGTTTGACTTAGGCTGCCACCTTCGAAGGCTCGGCAGCCGGTTTCTGCAAGGCGGCGATAATGGTCGCAAACGCGCCTTTGACGAACGCCCCCTGTTCGACCGATGCGAAGTACGAGTGCAGACGCTCCTCGCAGATGACCGTGAAGAGATTCTTCTGGAAGTCGTCGTCGACCCACCCGAATTCGACGCGAATGCCTTTGTACGGGCGAACGTTCCATTTGCTCGTATCGGCAACGAGGAAATCGCCGGCCTTGACGTAGGTCGATTCCACGATCTCCACCCCGCGGATGAGCCGGAACAGCTCGTCCGAGATGTAGTGACCCGTCGAATCCTTCGTCAGGTCGATGGAGGCCCGATCCGAAGGGTTGAGCATCACCACGTCGGGATAGAAGTTCAGGTTCCGCATCTGGAGGATCGCTGCGCGGATCGCATCGGCCTTGTTCGCCATTTCGACCGTCCCGTCGAGCGCGGTGGCCGTATAGGTGGCAGCAGCCGTAAAGATGCCTTTGAGATTCACGCCCGTGCCGTCACCGGTGAGCAGCTGTTTCGTGCGTTCCTGAACGAGCGACGTGCGCAGCATGTTGTCGATCTCCGACTGCATATAGTCGAAATCGTCGCGCATCTCGTAAGAGATTTTGGCCGATACGGCCACTTTCTTCGCCGTCGACGTCTCAGGGACATACGACCAGTCCATAGCGGGCTTCAAGGCCCCCTCGGCGATGAATGCAGGAGCGCCGTTGCCGGGCTTGCGATCCACCCATGTGATATTGGGCGAGTTGGTCGAGCCCTTGAACAACCGTTCTACGACGCGCGTGTCTTCGCTCGGCGCGTAATGGATCGTGCGGTCTACTTCGGTGTTGAGCGCTGCAACCGCCGCGGTATTGGCCGCCACGGTGATCGTCGTAGCCGCCGCTTTGATCTCCAGTTCGAGCGCCGTATTGCGTTTCTCCGCGAAAGCGCGTTTCGCCTCGTCGCTCGAAAGGAACGCCTTGATCTGCTCGCGGATCGTGCGGCCCTTGCCGGCGCTGCCGCTCATCGAACGGCGAATCTCGCTCCCCTGCTCCTTGAGAGCCTTCTCGATCTCCGCGATCTTCTCGGCCGACACGCCCAGTTTCCCGAGCGACGATTTTACCGACTCGACGATCTCTTCCTCCGATTTGATCCCCTCGGCCAGCATTTCGAGCTGGTCGTTGATGTGCTTGCCGAGCAATTCCATGCCCTTGCGATCCACATCCGAGAACTCCCCGCTGTCGGGCAGTTCGAATTTCTTGAATTTGAATGCCATGTTTTTCAGTTTTTGATTTGACCTAATTTTTCGAATACCGAACTGCGTGAAGTGAGTGGCGCGGGGGCCGGCTCGGCTTTGAACATCGACAGTATTCTGCTGTGTACTTTTTCGTATTCATCGGGCGCGGTCTCCCGTAATGCCTTGACATATCGTTCCATGTCGTCCAAGGCTTTCATGTCGCCGATATACTCCGTGTGCTCGTTGGCGCCGAAGGTGACGACCGAAATCTCGTGCAGAATAATCTCCTTCACGATCAGGCAGTCGAGGTCGGGATCGTAATCGCATTTGTCCCATACATACCGATAGCCTATCGAGAACTGGTTGAGCACCCCTTCGTGCATCTGCACCCATGCGCGGCGAGCGTCCGGCACGGCATCGAAATCCGAGAGCTGCACCGTGGCGTATCCGCCGTCGTCCTTCTCCTCGATCGACAGGATGCGGCCGATCGGGTTCTTCGTCTCGTGCTGCCACAGGAATTGTATCTTCCGGTTTGTCGCAGAAGCCGGCCCGCGCTCCTGAATACTCTTGCTGATGCAGCCCTTCATCAGCATGTCGCCGTCCGAATCGACCGTTCCGAACGAACAGAACTTCACGAGAATGATGTGTTTCTCTTCGTCCACGACATCGGCCTTCAATATCGGCGCTTGCTTGAAAGCCCCGCCGCGGTTCATGACTTTTTTATACAGTAGTTTGTCCATTATTCCAGAATGTTTGCAATGATGTTTTTCCCCTGTTGCTCGGTAATGAGACCGGAGGCGATCGCGTTGCTGGCAGCCGTCACGGCCGCCGTCAGCGAGTCGGCATACAGCCGCTTCGCTTCCTGGAAGATCGACAGGTGATCGAAATAGGGAACGATGCGGAATCCATCGAACCCGTGCGCCGCGTTCAATACCTCCGATATTCGCTCTGCATCCGGTTTGATCGCATCGTTGTACAATTTGACCTCGGCCGCCGTAAGATTCGCATAGGTCGTACCTTCGGTGTCGATCAGTACATACGGCACTTGATAGGCATCGGCGATCTCCTTCTTGGCATTGCGCTGCACCTCCGTGAGATTCATGTCCTTCATGTTGGCCGAAATCTGCACGAAAGCAGCCTTCAATCCGGTCACGATGTACTTATATTGGCCCTTCATCACGCCGTATCGCCGCAGGGCCGCTTGTGCCTGCTCCCGATCCTCCTTGTTCTCCGGCAACACGGATGTCCGGAAATCCTCGCTGTTCAACGAGATGATACCCAATGCCCCTCTGTTGATGATGAGTTCGTTCTGCGCCTCGAATGACGACACGAAAGGATTGACGGCGTTCTGCAAGGCTGACAGACGCGACTGCGATGCTCCGAAGATATTCGGATTATAGGCCGAATCCCGCACGACGAACATCTGATCCCGATCGACACGAATTTGATAATCGTTGATCGAAACCATATAATAATCGATCTGCGGATCGGGCCGGAAACCGGTGAATTCGGAGGTCGTCACCTCCTGAACAAGCGGATTCGGAATCACGTAGAGTTCGTAGGCCGTGGGCACACCGACCGGCTCCCAGCGAAGAATATAGGCTTTTCCGTAAATATCCTTGAAGGCTTCGATCATCGCCGTGAAATCTTCGATCGTTTGAAAGTCATTCGGATGCTTCCACCTGTTCAGTTCCTCCGTGCGACCTGCGACCTGGCGAGCGTCGTCCGACGGATCGACAGCCCACCAGCGGGCGTTGCGAATTGCCGCGGATTTCTTGGTCACGACCGAAAACAACGCGCTGCACCGAGCGTAAGCGATAGTCTGTCCGGCAACGGTGTCGCAGTTGATCGTACTACCGCTGCCCAATCCCATTGCCGAGAGAAAATCGCGCACAGAGACGAACCGCTGTTCCTCCGCTGTCGGAGTTCCGCACTCCGATTTCGTCGTCAAGTCCTGACTCTTACTTCGCCACTTCAAGCTGAATCTCATTGCACATAGCCTTTGAAGCAAATGTAAGGGCGATAAAAGAGGGTTCTCCGAACTTTTCGCTGTTTTTTCATTTTCGGCGGTTGCAGACCCAATAGAGATACTCCATTACAGCGTATCGGGCCGCATCCCACAAGTGATTGAATTTGTCGATCGGCTGGTTGATCGTAATGCCGTTCACCGAATCCCACACATAGGAATTGGCCTCGGTTTGGAAATTACGGCTGCGGACGATATGGAGGCGGAACGATTTGACCATGTGAATTCCGTCCGTTACGGAACCGGCATATTTCTTCGCCTTCACCACGCTGAGCCCGCGCAGCAGCAGGCCGTCGACCATCGATTCGGGATTTTTAGCGTATTTGTCCGCCGAGTCGGCGAATATGGGCATCCGCCCGACCACCCCCTCGATCGCATCGTAGAGCAAGGCCGGATCGGAGCAGGGTGCATAAAACTCTTCCTTCATGTATAGATCAAGCCCCCGAAGCCCCAGACGGACGAGCGCCGTAGGATCGTTCGTAAATCCGAAGTCAAGGCCGAACACGACCCTTTCCAGGTCGGACGGAAATTCATCGATCCAGTCGATATTCGGATAGACAAGACCCTCTTTCGCTGCACGGATTCCCAATCCATAGACTTTCCATCGCCACTCGTCGGCCGTGCCCGCAGCAATGTTCGCCGGTGTAGGTTCATAGGATTCGATTTCTCGTATGACCCCAGGCGGGCAGAACGGATTGTCTTTGTATGTCGTGTGCGTAAAATAGGTGTGCGGCTGCCCTTCCAGTTCGAAGGCCCAATGTTCGGTATATTTGGGATTCCAGTCGCCGATGACCATCGTCGTGCAGCGCATCGTGATATTTTTGTACTGCTGCTTCGAGATGTCGTCCAGCATCTCGTTGATGTAGATGATGTCGCAATCGTATCCTTCACGGCTATCCATTCTGTCCAATCCGCGGAAATGGATCACGGAGTTGTTGATATAGTAGTCGGGATGTTGATTCTCGCTGCGCATCGCATCGGGATCGTAGACGCCGCGCAGGGTCAGTTTCTTGCGGAAATCGGCAAGGGTGATCTCCTTGCAGGCCTGCAACGTATTTCGATATACGAAGATATTGAGCGGGGATAGTGCGAGCGTACAGATGTCGTACAGAAAATCGAAGGCATCGTAGGTCTTCCCCGAACGGCTCGACCCTTCATTAAAAATCTTCAACACCGCATCCCGTTCCCTGTACTGCATGTACCGATACATGAGGTAACGATACACTTTCCCCCGATAGGTGCGGATGTCAGGCAGACGATGCATCGGCAGGCGGTGTTTTTTCGATCGACAACGCATCCTCCGCGTCTATTTGAATGACGACGGGAGCGACGGCAGGATTTTCTATCTTTCCGGATAGTTTCACCTCCTTCGGCGCTGCGTAACCCAACATGTTCATGATGCTGTCGAGACTCTTCTGCTTGTCGTAGCACTCGATCTTCACGAACTCCTCGACAATCTCATCGCCATTCGAAGCGATCCGTTTGACCTGTTTGGTATTGATCGACTTTATACATGCCTTCTCGTCGTCCGTAAGCGACTCGAACTCTTTAAGCGACATCCAGCCGTTACGAATGAGGGTCGCATCCGAAAAGGCGATCTTCTGGTGCTCGCGGATGATCTGCAAGGCCGAGATGCCCGCAGCCTCGGCAAGGTGAGTTTTCAGATATTCGATCCTCGCTGCAACCTCACTGTTTTGTAATAGCAGATAGGCATTATTCCATACCGTGTTATCGCTCATGTTCGAACATCTGTAAGCATAGCGATATGCCTCGGACGCATTACCGCATTCGAGGTACTTATTGCAAAACTTTTCCTGTTTGATCGTGAGCTTGCCCATATATGCAAAGATCGCCTATCGGGGAGACGATTCTTTCAACTTTTCGCTCTTTTTCATTGCCCGATATAGCGGTATTGTAGGTGTGCATGTAAATCATGCCACTCTTCGATCAGTCGGGGATGCCGTTCGACAAATGCCTCCCACTCGATGCGGCGCAGATAGATCCGCCCGTTGCGGACGACTGTGCCGAGTGTCCGATCCACTCGAATCGATTTCCATATCCAACGTGTCGAAATGCCGTACTCATCGGCTGCGGCCTGAATTGAGATAAAATGGTTCATTGCAAATCCCGAATTAATTACTACCTTTGTTCTTGGGTGAGGGGTGATCTTTCGGGATCGCCTCTTTTTATATCAAACAGTTATACCTGTTCTACTTTCCGGAATATTACATCCATCCCATCCTCTCGTTCGTACCAACGACAGCTGCCTGTCATCTCGTTGTAAGAGCAATTGCCAAAACGCGCACAATCCCGACATGCACATTCCTCTTTATTCGGATCATACCCTACAACCTCTACGGTCTCGCCTTCATACTCGAACCGCTCGCCGACCGGACGGGTGTAACGTTTTTCATCTCTGGGTTTCAGGGCCCACGGAACCAGCCGCCTCGTCATGGTCTTTCGCCCCTCGATGACCGCCTGCGTCAAGCCGTAGCGGTCGTTGAACATAATCTTTTTCATATTACTCTCCCAATCTCTTAATGGCTTCCAGAAATACGGCGGCCCAGTTCAATGCAGGGGTATCGGTCGGGCCGGCCATATCGAGTTCCAGCGTGAATTTGGTGGAGACGGAGACTTCATTCCCATTCTGGGTAATCTGGACGACAGCCTTCTGCTCATTGTCCTGAAAAGTGATTTTTACCTGATTGTTTTTCATAGCTAACTTATTTTGAGGTATTCAAATTCGTATTTTAATTATTTATTTGTTCCGATTCGGGAAAATGATACTTCAATACGCGCCGACAGAACGGGTCGATCTCGCAGTTGAAGACGTTCGTCCAGCCGGCCCACGCCGCCGCCAGGTCGAAGCCGCCGATGCCGCTGAATAGAGAACCGTGCGTCATTAGTACTCCACCGCTGCCCTGCGATCGATGAAGAAATGAATACCCGGTGCGCATTCGCTCCACCTGTTATCGTCGAAATCCGGAACTTCCACAGTAGCACCGACAGTGTAGACGAAGTTTTTGTCATGGTCGGAACGAACGGTATCCTCAGTTGCCTTGGTGCCGTCCATGTTCTGAATCTCCATGACGTATGCTTTATCGCAACGGCATTTGTGTCCCGTTGCCGAACTGCGCCGTGCATCTTCCGGAATTCGTAATTTTACGATATGCCCAGAGGCTTTTTTCCAACCGATGAAACTACCCTCAGTCGGACATGATAGATAACATCCCTTGGCATCGCGTAGGTTGGCACCGCGCAGGTCGGCGCCGCGCAGGTCGGCACCGCGCCTAATAGCGTCCAAAACCGTTTCGGTGATTGTGTTTCCCTCTTTCGTGTATTCAAATACGACCGAGCCCGTCCAACGGTTGCGGATTTCGATTTTAATCTGTTTCGTTGATTCCATTGCGGTAAAAGCTTTTGTTACACTCCTTTCGGAACCCGATAATGAAGGGTACGTCCGGGATAATGATAATCGAGAATCGGTTTGGCGAGGCGTATATTTCCTTCGATCAACGCCGCCAGTCTTCTGCTGGATACCGTCAGCGTCAGCCGATCCCGCGTTATCTCCACGCCTTGAAGATCAGTCAGCATATCGCGGCATACAGCCACCGTCGACAGCCTGTCGTAGATTTCATGCCAGCATTGCAGAAACCTCACCGGATAACGCAGGGGTTCCGACGTCTTTTCTTCGGTCCATGCACGGGCCAATGCCGCCTTGTCTACGACCTTCTCTCCCTTGCGCATCCATCCGGTAGCCTGGTAGTGATTAACGAACCTGTCGACTTCGTTTGCAGGGTTTCGAAAATTCCGGAAAAAGAAAATCTCGAAAAATTTCTCTCTCTCTTCTTCGCGCGTTTCAGATTCAGAAACAGAGACAGAATCAGATTCAGAATCAATATCAGAATCAGATACAGATTCAATAGGGTTTTCGCGGTTTCCTGCCGGTTTTGAAGAAAAACCGCCGCTTTCCGAAAAAACCGTGCGGTTTTCTTCGAAACCGTCCGCTTTTTTAGGCCGACCGCCCTTGCGGCCGTTCTCGCGGTTCTGCTCGCACTCCGCGTAATACTTTTTGGCGTTCGCATCCAGCGACGCACGGATGAAGCCGAAACAGAGCGTAGTCAGTTCATCCATTTCCGGCAGCTCCTCTTCCGTCGCGTGCGCATAAATGGCGGTCAACAGCCTGCCCCGCTGCTCCATCGCGAGCATCTTGATCTGCGGAAAGAAATCGTGCCGCAGAAGAAACGTGTCTTTATTTTGCCTGGCCATGATGGTTATGTTGCTTTTGGTGACACTCCGCACAGAGTGTAATCAGACAATCCAAGTGCTCTTTTTCTCTGCCTACGATGGATTGGCCGTCGACGTAATAGGTCTTGTGATGGATTTCCAGTGAATAGCTCCGTCCGCAAAGCTGGCAGCGGTGGCCGTCGCGAAGACGCACGATCCGGCACACCTCCTGCCAATAATCGCTCTGCAATTGCCGGACATAGCTACTCCTCCGGCCCCGACGATGTTGAAGTCTGCTCATAGGTCGCTTCGTTCATGTCGATCCCCAGCACGTCGAGGAATGCCTGCTTGTTGGTTTCCAGATTGGCAAAGAGGCTCTGCTCGTCCCACGAAGGAATCTTCTCGACTTTGCACAGTTGGAACCGCCCATCGATCCATGCGTAGTAGAGATAGTGTCCGCACAAGGCCATCTTTACCGTCGTATCGCTCGGTAAATCCACCTCCTTCTCTCCGCGCTTGACTTGATAAACCAGATCGCGGATCTGAGTAACGACAGCTTGCAATTTCTCGCGGGCATCCTTCGTCAGTTGCTTACACTGCGCTTCGATCTCGGCAAGTTGCGTTTCGAGTTTCGGCTGTTCGTCCTCCATCAACTCCGAATAGTTGGCTCGGATAGATGTTCTCTCGTAACTGTCGAGAAACCGGACGGCTTTGGCATTGGTTACGCTCTCGGCAATAAATTTTCCCGACAGATGTTTTCTGATTTCGTCCATGTCCTTCGCCCCTTCGAAGATTACACGCGGGAACGATACGTTTTTCGGCAGTTTGAACTCCGGCGATTGCGGAGCGTAATTTTTAAGATCGATCATAACCTATTCAATTTGATTTTATAATATTCTATCAATTCCCGATAGTCACTCTCATGAAGGCAGACTGTCAGGTGCTTCATCCGTTCCAATTCCTCGACTGCTTCCACTCCGTACAATTCGACCAAACGACGGCGGTAAGCCTTCTGATTGCCGTATTTATGTCGATTGCATATCCTGCATTGGGCGTGGACGTTTGTTTCGTTCCACCGTGTCGCCGTATGCGCTCGGACGATGTAATGACCCGCATCGCAGGTATCGTAACTTATCAATGCTCCGCAACTGATGCAGCGGCCGATCCCATTCGGGCAATCCCGCCGTCGGATGTAGCGGCTGAACACTTCGTCCAGCGTCTTAATCGACTTCGACATCGGGCAGGTATTGCGGCAGCAGTTCCGACTTGATATAGCAGGGCAGTTTGCCCTGAATAATTCCGAAGGCACCCTCCTCGGCCAGTGCATCGAACCCGGGCCAACTGCCAGACGCTTTGCAGCGCTTCACGATGTCGAGGGCCTGCGCATATTTGTATTTGCCGATCTGCAAATCCTCCGCATCCCAGAAGATCACGGCGATCTGGAAAGGCGCGGTATTTTGGATCATCACCATGAGCGTTGCCGTAAAGGGGCGTCCGGTGATTTCGCTGGCCACTTTCAAATACATTCCTTCGGAAAGCTCGTAGCGGTACTTCGCGCATTCGTTGTAGAAAGCCTGCACGGAGGACGCACTCGTAGTCTTGATCGACAGAATGGCGTTGATGCCGAAATTCTCCTCCAGCAGCATTCCGTCCGGTCGAATCTTCACCTTCATGCCCGTATCGGGATCCGTCCCGTACATCGATGTCTCGGCCTTCACGTACTGCATCAGTTTCGGGAGGATGCCGCCGCCGTAGGTTTTGTAGGCGATGCGGATCACGTCGACGATCTTCGCGTCGTCCTCCTTGATGAAGGTATAACCTGCCTCTTTCGCCGCGGTGTGGAGCGTATCGATCTGCACACGCAATGCGCCGATCTTCTGATCGGACAGATCGGCATTCCCCTGAATGCCCAGCAGCTCCCAGTAGTAACGAATCAACCGCCGGCAGCCGGAGGCCGTGGTCTTGCTGGCTTGCGGCAGGACGCGAACCTTCGAGAACTTCGATGGTTCCAAGATGGCCGAGTGGACGAAGGTACCGAAGTCGAAATGGTGCGTATTCTTCGATTTCAGCTCCGAAGTGCGGGCGATCAGGTAATGGCGGGGCGATTTCAGGGCTTCTTTCAACAGGCTGCTGCTTTCGCCCGCATGGGAGAGGTAACGCTCCATGCTATCGGACACGACCCTGCCGTTCACGTTAAGCCGCTTCACCGGTACTCGATCCGGCCGATCCGGCAACTGCCGGATATGCTCCAGCAGTTGCTCGAACGGTGTGTACTCCTCACGGTCGAAGTGTAGCGCCGCAAGCGGTTCGGAAGAGGCTGTCAAATCTTGAAGAATGGATGTATCCATCCCGTTGATTTCTTCCTGAGATATGGATAACTTTTCGCTCATGGTTACTTCAATGTATGAACATCGAATATCATCGTAGAGCCTTCGGTCGACTTATTGGTCTTTTTCCCACGATAGATAATCGCTACGGGAGTCTTACTCGGCAATTGACGGACGGCATCTACAATCAATTTTTGGCCTGCGATAAAACATTCCTTGTCGGATACGAATACTCCGCATAAAACCAGTTCTCCCTTTTCATTGGGAACCTCTTTGATGCCCATATAGAAGGCACGTACCTCCTGATCTTTCAGCGCCGCCCATTCATCGGCATTCTTGTACTTTAACGTCAGCGAGAAATCTTCGGACATCGCTTTAAGATGTCCAAGGCTCTCTGTGTCCGGAATCACAAATGTCAATTCGGTTCCCTGTTTTGTTGTCGGTTTTTCCATGATTGAATAATGTATTAGTTGAGTTGCTTTTCAAGGATTATTGCATAGTCCGGATATTCTCGGCCATATTGGTCATATACCACGCGAACGTATACCCTGTCGCCCGTGTATTCGGCGTAGCGCTCCACGCTGCCGTCGTCGTGGCTGCCGCCGATACTCGATCCGTATTCCGCGTAGAAATCGACCGAAGTCGTCAGACCTCTATATTCAACCTCGCAGGTTCCGGATTCCAGCCCGAGATCATGGGTGATCGCTTCGTTGATCTGTCTGGCGAACTCTTGCAGTTCGGAAGGAACAAGATGTATTTTCGGTTCCTCCATACCGCAGACCACCACAATCGGCTCGGCTTTCGACTTCGTGTGCAGGTCATACCCGTAACGGGCCGGTACACTCAAACTCGGATAAACCGCGTATTCTTCTTTTGGCGTTTTCATTCCCTCTTAGAATTTTGCATGTTGACGATTGTAGATTCTCCGCATGGAGTTCATCAGATCGGGGAACGTCCGGATATACCCCATATCGACCGAGAAAGCCAGTTTGCGTTGCAGGTCGTCCAACGCCCGAAGCTGATTCGGCGATGCCGTGTTCCGGATGTCGCGTTCATGCTTGTTGAAGACGATCCAGTTCAAACCCCGCGCAACCTGAGAATAATCCACATCCGGAAGCGCGGCGATCGACCGTGCAAGTACGTTGTAGTTGTCGCCCGCATGATGCCGGTACTCGATCAGCTGGTCGTAAACGAATTTCACGACTTTAACCTCGAAGCGGGGATTGAGCCACATCGCAAACTTCACGAACAGGTACGGGTGCATCCATGTACCGCCGTTGTATTTGCCGCGTGTTTTTAAATATGCCAAATTTGGCACCTTTAAATTTTCCTCCTCCATCAGCGCCTCGATGAAATCTTTGGTGTTCTGATTTTCAAAGAAGTCCTGTATTCGTTTGTTGCTGTTCTTGGCTTTGTTCCATTGCGCAAGCAACGACGTGGCGTTGAACATACCGTCTCTCGTGCGTTGGTATACCTCGAATTTACCCAGCGGGCGGGTCATGATGACATTGCTTTTCATCGTTCGTTGAAGAATTCGTTAAACTTCCGTTCGAAATATGCTCTGTGCGCGGCCGCAAACCCGTAGGCGGCCAGGATCGCACACGAGAAAAGAACAAGGATCACAAGCTCGGCCATAGGCTATCGGTTTCGATAGATACGACAAAGGGTGTCGAGCGTGCTCTTGATGCCGTCCGTCGACGTAGAGGCGAAGTTGCCTTCTTTGACACGGACACACCAGCGAGAAACCGTCGCAATGGCGCAACGATAAAACTCGTCGTAAGTGAGTGGCGGGTCGATGTGACCGGTTGAGATAATTTGGATAAGTTCCGCCTTCGTAAGGCGGGAGGTAACAGATACGGTCTTTCGCGCCGTAGGCGTTGAAGCGGACGCAGTACGGGCGTCGGCTGTCAAATTTTTGTCACGTCTTGGCATTATGGAAACAAAAATTTGCTGTATGTATATGACAAAAGAGGCGAGGCTCTTCTGGAAATCTGCCAAGACGTCGACTTCTCCGAAAAGAAATCGTCCAAAAAAGAACCCCGCTTTATCTGCGGTGAATCGTATGTTTGTCTTTGATTCGAAGAATCGCCGACGTCTTGGCACTGCAAGTATAGCGACTTCTTTTGAAACCGCCAAATTTTCACCGATATTTTTTCCTGCCAAGTACATATCAGTCGCTTTTAGTAAAGTTTATGAGGTTCGGAGAGACGTTTGCGCTCTCGATAGATGAACAGATCGCGTTTGCGACGCTGAGTATGGACTCGTTTATACCACATGCACCAGAAATAACCGGCCACTCTCTTCCAGAGAGGCGCGGGCTTCAATTCGAATGAATCCATGATCGTTTATTTTATCGGTTCTTGTAGATGCGTTCCAGACAGTCGAGCTTGCTGCCCACACTTTCGACGGACGAGTAGCGGCCCGTGAGTACATTGTCGCACCAACGGGAGACAACAGCAATCGCGCAGCGCGTGAATTCGCGCGGCGTGAGTGGTTCTTGAATATCTTCAAGGTGGAACAATCGAACGATCTCCGATTTCGTGAGGTGACTGTACGGGTAAGGTACGGATGTAGCCCCGCTACTGTTCTTCGCGGGTCGGCTACTTTTAACTTGGTCTCGCATTGTCAGTTAAAAGTTTGTATGTATAGGGCAATAAAAAAGGCGTTGCCCCTATCAGTTTGCGAGACCGACACGACTACCGTAGTAGAAGTGGACAAAGGGCAACGCTTTATTACAAGCGTTAATTATGTTCTTTTGATACGATCATCGTATCGATCTCGCATTGCAAATATACGAATTCATTTTGAATTTGCAAAAAAATTATGGCTTGTTGTATTCCATCAACGCCATATATGCCTCGTGACGTGACGACGATGTTTTCAATCTTCGTGGGTGCTCTCCCTTGCTGCGCGATCCCACGAAGGCGCTGTACAGCCAATACGTGTATCTTCTATTTTTTATCGAATAGCTATGTACCCACCCGCTGACCCATCCTTGGGTTGGACGAACATACATCCCGTTAGGAAGAGGTATGAGAAAATCGTCGCTTCTTAAATTGCATGATACCTCACGAAATCGGGCATAATCCTCTTCGGACAGCTCTGCCCATCTTATCTGATCATCTCCGGATAGCGGAAGATCTTTATATTGGTCATCAATGTTGAACAACGACCGTCTGGCTCGGACACTATCAGTTGTTTTATGGTCTATCATCGACAAAATGAGATTGTATAGATGATTATCACCACGGGATTCGTCAGATAATACTGATTGAATATGCTTCTCCGGTTTTCGGAGAAACAACAACAACGCATCATGCAGGAAATCTTCCGCATAGGAATCCATCCCAATAAATGCCGATTTGCGCCGGCAAGCATTAAGCCATCTGGAATAATACTTACTTATGGTTGCTGATAATTGTCTCGATACTTGCGGTGACATCTCTCGGCATTATTTCATTAGGATCGTTTCTGCACACTTTCGACGAGACTCCAATGTCGAGTGCGTATAAATATCCAATGTCGTCGAAACCGTGCTGTGACCCAACATTGTACTGACCGTTTTTACATCGGCCCCGTTGGTAATCAGTGTCGAAGCGTACGTGTGTCGCAATCCGTGGAATTTGATACACCGCGATAAACCTATCTTATTGAGTAATAAATTCCGATAATAGTTGCGATAAGTACGCGGTTCGATGAGTTTATCCGAACCGGAAAGCACGTAATAGTCCGAACGACAAGGCGCAGCAAAGGAGATCAGGATATCTGCAAGCCAACTCGGGAAAGGTACGGAACGTTGGCTGTTGATCGTCTTCGGGGACTGGATGACAACCTTGGTTTTGCCAGTTGAATAATCGACAATCCGTTCAACAGTACGGTTGACTTGCAGCATATTGCTCTCTAACGATATATCTGACCACCTCAGACCGCAAATCTCGCCGATGCGAAGTCCCGTGCATATTACAATAACTACTCCCAGTGTGCGATAAGAAGGATGCTCTCTGAAATATTGTACAATCCGCCTCTGTTCGTCGAGGCTATAAATCTGAAGCTCCTCTTTCTTGGAAACCAGATTTGCCGTAGGATATTTCAACTTAAAAGCAGTGGGAACATTCATGTCGTGTTCATCTACGGCATATAGCAAAATCTGTTTTAATGTAATCTCTAAATCCTTCACCGTTTTCATCGACAAGCCTTCTTGAAACTTTCGACCGATGAATAGCTGCGCATCATTCTTTTTGAATGACTCCACATCCATGTCTTTCCAGTAAGGCAGAATATGGCTGCGAAGTTGTTGATAATAAGCAGACAGGGTACTATCCTTCACAAGTCCTACCTTGGAGTGGAACCACTCTTGTGCTATGACATCGAATTTCATAAATCCTCCTTTTTAATCGAATAAGTCGTGCTGCATTGGCTTATGCACGCGATTAGCATGCGTATAACTCAATACTCGATCGTCACGAACGATATCCGAAAATGCCAGCCCATCATTCTGTTCGTTAAGAAGCACATAACGGGCTTTGGCCACATTTTCGAGAACATCCCCATGGAACACTTCTCCCATCATACCGCGAATAGCCATATTCAACAGTAGAATTGGAATCGATCTATCTGAGAGTTCCCAGCATGTGAATATACAGGTGTGCGGTTTGAAACGCCAAGGCAATTGCTTCGATGCCAGCTCCCACCAATATTGAATAATGAGACCTCCTGTCCCCGCAGTAGGTTCGTGGATAAGACCTTCGCGCGCACCGGTAAGTTGCGTTTCAAGCATAGAGACCTCCCGAGGTGTGAAATCTTGACCTTTATTCCGCCGCTCGGATAACTCTTCTTCGTAGACCTCTTGAAACCAATCGTAGGAAAGATCGCCCGCATGGCTCCGGATAAGTTCGCGAAATACATCGTCGCGGACTTCCTGATCCCCGAATAGCAGGCTCATGATACATTCCGGTAAGGTACGGATATCGTGCGTACCGAAAACCGTGAGAAGTTCGTCTTTCTTCATATGTTTTTTATTTTGTCGCACCGGCAGGATTCGAACCTGCGATTTCACCTCCAAAGGGTGACGTGTTGCCCCTACACCACGGCGCATTGGATTTATTTGTCCCGGTGATCCTCGCCGCTCATGTCATCGCAGCTTCGGAGCCTGTGCCGGTTTGTTGCGCTTCGGCTATTCGCCGTCGCGGGGCTGTCTCTTCGAGTCTTGCCCACGACCCGCCGATTTGGGTATTATCGGCCTACCCGATACTCTTTCTGCCCTTGCGGACTGGGGTGATTTTGCCAGAGCACCAAACCCCTCACCTCTGCGGGTGGCTATCGTTGTGGTGTAGACAGGATTCGAACCTGCAACGCTTTAATTGTCGATCATCCGGAGAACGCCGTTACGGCTCTTGTCTCTTATTATCCGGATAGCATCCCTGCCATGCGGTATTGGGCGATAGTCATTACTTCCGACTATCCTTTTGCGTCCGACCGCTTCAATTCCCTGCGTATACCTATTCCGCCACTACACCATTTGCCGGTCTTTCCCGACCGTCATCCTGCTGCGAGCCTCACGGCGGACAGCGAGGAATCATCACACTGATTGCCTATGCGCATTGGAGGCGCGCAAACCTTTGCTAAGCCCCGAAGCCGCAAAATACCCTTCTCTCAAAAACTCCAATCATGAACACCACCGGCTTCGGGGCGATTTCATATTCATTTCCTGCGTGCGCTCTCGGAGATACGCAGTGCAGCGGCGGCCCGCCTGTCGCCCGAACGGACGGTACGGGATTCGATCCACGACAGTAGCTCTTTTTTCGAGAACACCGTGCGGCGCCCGAACTTCTTGTACGGAATTGTGTGTTTGTAGACGAGATTGTAGAGCGTGGCACGTGTGGTCGGAATACCTTGTGCTGTCAGGAATTTTGCGGCATCCTCAACGCGCATCCCGTCCGTCTCGACGGGTTCGTGCTTGCGCCGGAAATCGGCGAGCTTCGGAAGGATCGCAGATACTTCGTCGGCGATGATGGCGCGCAGCTGCGCTGGTGTCGTTACGATGATCGAATCGTCCATATTGAGCTATATTATTAAATTCTATCTTGGAAACATGTGTTATTCACGCACCCACCTGATTTTGGTGTTCTCGAATCCCCCGCGTTCACGAGCCATCCGGCGGATGCGATCCGGCTGTTCGCCATAGGTAGGGTATGTGAGATTCAATGCGTTATTCACAGTGTCAACCGTACACCCCAGCTCTGCGGCGATCTCCTTCTTTATCGCTGGCGCAACATCGATGAATCGGATCTTCTTTTTGGTCAGTTTGTTTGTAATCTCTTGATTCTTCATTATATTTGCATCTAATATTGTTCGTTCGGTTATCGAAACGGTTACCGTTCTATGACCTTGACAATGCAAATACACAAGATAATTCTATTATTACAAATTTATTTTAATAGAATTTTCTTATGTGAATAATTTTAATCATAAACTAATGATGCCACAGGATATGGAATTATCCGAATTTGTGTCCAAAACTATTATTGATATAGCGAAAGGGCTGGAAACTGCCGCAGAGGTTTTATCTGATTCAGATATAATAATTAATCCTGCCACACAAGATGGGTTGGCTGTCAGTTTAAGATACACTGCGGATGATAAGAAAAGATATAGACCTGCACAACAGATTGATTTTGATGTCTCTGTTGTGGCGTCAAATAAAGATGTGACTTCGGGAGGATTACGTATTTCAGTAATGGGGATCGGAGGAGGAGTAAATTCTGAATCAGGAACAGGACAATCGCATGTTAGTCGATTGCGGTTTTCCATTCCTGTATGCTTCCCTCTATATGAAGGAAACAGCAAAGATTAAATATGCTTAGTTATCTTACCCGAAATGATATCATCAATAATTTGTACCATTTGTAAAAGAGTTAAAGGATCGTGGATGTTACAACATAACTCGGATACTATTTTCCGGCGACGGGCTTCTCGTCTTTTAAGATTCCGAACTCTAATAATAGCTCTTAGATAATTAAGGCACATACTTTTTTTTGCAAATATAATAGAATATTCAATTAAATATGTTGACAGGACAAAATAAAATAAATTTAATATTGGATCACGTAGGCATCAAAGCCCCTACGTTCGCCAAACATATAGGGGTTAAATACCAACGTATATTGGATATTCAAAACGGAAAAGTTAAAAACATATCCGCTGAGGTAGCAAGCCGAATTATAGACGCTTATCCACAGTTCAACATTGAATGGCTTCTCACCGGCGAAGGTGAAATGCTGAAAAACGGGATTGCTCATGAACCAGACAACGGCACCACGATCGGCTCTGGCAGAGTAATCCCGTATTATGACGCCGAGGTTGCAGCAGGAACCGAGTACGGTATGGAGATGACGCAGACGGCACCCGTAGGTGTGATCGAAATAGGCGGCCTGCTCAAAGACAGCGAATTTGCGATGCGTGTCTACGGCAATAGCATGGTTCCGAACTATCCTGCCGGATGCGTGATCGGGCTGCGCCAATATAACGAACATTTCATTGAACCCGGAACTGTGTACGTGATAGAGACGGAAGAAAACCGTTTTCTCAAACGGCTGTATTACACCAAAGATAAAAAGGCATTCCGCTGCATGAGCGACAACCACATGAAGCATGAGAACGGCCCAATGGAGGGAGAATATTTCTACCCTGAATTCGAAATCCCGTTTGAAGATGTCCGACGGTTATTGCGGGTGACGGGAGTAATTAAGCGCAATATTTTATAGGATGATTACAACAATATATTGTATTATGAAAAAGATTTATCTGTTATCATTCTTGATGGTGATCGTTGGGATCAGTTGCGAAAAGGAGACTGTCATCACTATATCCAACGAATCTTTCGAAGAGTATTTCCCGCATCATGAAAATGGGAAATCATATAATGAACCGTTTCGATATGTAGGAGAAGATAAAACTTACGGATTTCCAGTTTGGAGATCGTTATACGAGATCAATGAATCGGGAAATAGATGTTCTCTTGAATTCATAGACAATAAAATGTATGGCGGTCAAATTCCCGTTGAGATCAGATTACCATCTTCGTCACTACTACAAGAATGGAATTATTTAAAAGAGCGACCGCAAGACTATGGAGTTGACGCATTCCATATTGTTGCCTATTTCACCTTTACCTATGAAAATATAAATGGGAATTATTATATAAAGAATTACCACTACACTACAGATGCTCGCATATTCGGAATGAACTATCTTGAATTCGATTCTTCGAACGGAAAAATCGGCAGGTGGGTTCATAAAAAGTAATGTGATAGATGTGGATGATGGGGTGATCAATTCGATGTAATGCTATTAATCTAAACTTTAAAACTATAAGATATGGAAGATTTTTTTGTAATGATGCTAATTGTATGGGCGGTGGGTATCTTGTCAATTATATTATTCTTCAAATTATGGAGGATGACAAATGACATTAAGAAGATTTGCATTTCTGTGGTAAAAGAACCGCAACGAGGCCGAAATTGGGTGGTTTCTACGATGCTGATGAAAGGCGAGTCTCCAGAAATGATAAGTAAATATTTAATTGAATCTTTTTCAGAGGATATTCATAGACTATACAAAGTTGGATATACGGAACAGGCGTTTACCCAATATGCAAACGCAAAAATCACCCAATATAAAAAGTTATATGAGTTAATTGGAATAGAGATGCCAGATAGTATACAAAATGCAAATACAATCACAAAAGTAAAAACCATTTTTCATCAAGGATGATAACGCTTGTCTCGACTCTCCGGCAGGCTTATCCCTTGCGATAGCATTTTAATAATACCTC